GCCACCGCTTGCCCTGGCCGTGCTCGGCCGACGCGACCCGCTTGCCGTCCACCGTGCGGTACCAGCGGTCATAGACGCCTGAGTCAGCCATTGGCCCGACCCTCCTGCTGGGAAGGTGGGACGCTGGCGCGAAGTTGCCCGGCAAGCGTGTTGATTTTCTCCAGGAAGTCGAGTGCCTCTTCCGACGTGGCGAAATGCAGCGGGACCTCGACTAGATGCTTGTCCGGACCGCCAAGCGGGCCGAGCAGTACGACTGGTGAAGTCTGGAGCGCGACCGCGAAGGCGACCAGTTCCTCGACAGTCACGTGCCGTCGCCGCCGCCCCTGCTCGTCGCGGCGGCCGCTCTCGATGTTGGCAATGACCGACGCGGTGAGCTGTGGGAAGCCGGCCTTAGCGCACTCGTCGGCGAGCCGGGCCGCGCTCCATCCGTGGTGCTTGCGGAACGCCTGCACCCTCCGGACGACGTTGTCACTGGTTTCTGTCATATCGACAAGCTACTACGCGGCTTTGACCAGATGCAAGCGGCGATGCCATCATGTTGCACGGACCACGAGCTATGTCATTCCGACAGGAGGGCTATGTGTCGGACGTGCTGACCGCCTCGCAGGCGGCCGCGTACCTGCAAGTACCCACCGAGACGTTGAGACGGTGGCGGAGCCTCGGCATCGGGCCGCGCCATGCGAAGGTCGGCCGCCACGTCAGATATAGGCAGGCCGCGCTCGACCGCTGGCTGGAGGAGCGGGAGCGGGAGGCCGCCGCGCGTGCCAGGTGACCAGAAGCGGAACGGCCTCCCCGCCACAGAGAGGCCGCCCCGAACAGTACCGCCAACCACCGAGAGCCTACCGCATCAGGACGACCGCGAGCGGGCCCGCCAGGTCCGGCGGCTGGCCACCATCGAGCTGACTCGGTTGCTCCGCGGCCCGGTCGCCGACCTTCCGCCGAGCCGGCCGGGCCCGGCCGTCTGCCCGGAGAGCTGCCGCTACTGCCCGCAGAGACGGGTCGCATGAGCGACGACCTGGTGCTGGTCGCCGACGTCGAGCGCGAGCCGGTGCGGTGGCTGTGGCGTGACCGCATCCCGCTCGGCAAGGTGAGCGTGCTGGACGGCGACCCCGGCGTCGGCAAGTCCACCGTGACACTCACCGTCGCGGCCAAGGTCTCGACCGGCTCGCCGTTCCCCGACGGCACCCGGCCCGAGCCCGCCGACGTCATCCTGCTCTCGGCCGAGGACGACATCGGCGACACCATCCGCCCCCGGCTGGAGGCCGCCGGCGCCGACCTGGCACGCTGCTGGGTCCTGCCCGACGTCCGGCCCGAGGGCGAGCCGCCCCGGCCGCCGGAGCTGCCCGCCGACCTGTTCCTGCTCGAAGACCTGGTCAAGTCCAAGGGCGCCGCCCTGGTCGTCATCGACCCGCTGATGGCGTTCCTAGCCGGCCAGGTCGACTCGCACCGCGACCAGGACGTCCGGCGGGTCCTGGCGAGCATGGCCTACATGGCGGCCAACACCGGCGCCGCGGTGCTCATCGTCCGGCACATGAACAAGGGCCAAGGCAGCGCCCTGTACCGCGGGTCGGGCAGCATCGGCATCGTCGGCGCCGCCCGGGCCGGGCTGCTCGCCGCCCCCGACCCCGACGACGAGGGCCGCCGCATCCTCGCCATGACCAAAAGCAACCTGGCGAAGATGCCCGACGCGCTGGCCTACCGGCTCGTCAACGACGAGCTGTACGGCGTCGCCCGGGTCGTGTGGGACGGCGCGAGCACCCACACCGCCGCCGACCTGGTGCGCGTCGGGCCCAGGGTCGACGAGGACGAGGCGCCCGCGCTGGCCGAGGCCGTGCGGGTCCTCCAGGAGATCCTGTCCAACGGGCCCTTGGCGGCCGGGAACGTCAAGAAGCTCGCGGCGCAGGCCGGCGTCGCCGAGCGCACGCTGCACCGGGCACGGAAGGTGCTCGGCGTGACCGCCCGCCGCCAGGGATTCGGCCAGGGCGCCTGGTACGTGTGGACCATGCCCGCCGCCGCCCAGGACCCCTTGGCATGAGGCATACATGGCACGCATGCCATGTATGCCGTGCGTGCCTCATGCCAAGGGGGGAGCGGCCACGGCGAGCATGCAGAGGTCAAGGAGGTTCACCCCGATGAGCGAGGAAGGCTACCGACCGCCGGCGCACCCCGCCGGCACCGCCCCAAGCGAGGTCGTCAACAGGGCGTCGGGCGACCCGTCGCTGCTGACCGACCGCGAGCGCTGGCTGCTGATGCGGCTGGCGGTCGACAACCTGTGCCGCCAGACCGGCTGTACCCAAGAGCAGGCCGCCGCCGCGCTCGACCACTTCGCCGAGCGTGGCGAGTCCGTCATCCGCGGCGACCAGCGCGACGTGTACCTGGAGGTCTGCGGCCACGTGCACATCCACGCCGCGCGCGACTGGCTGCGCTGGGCCGCGTTCCAGACCGAGCGCCAGACCGACGCCAACTAGCTCGGCTTCCGTTGTACCGCCTCGCGTAGTAGCCTTTCGCGCAAACTCCCTGGGGATAGTGGGAAAGGACGGCCATCGTGGCCCTACTCGACGACCTGCGCCAGCGCAGGACCGCGGCCCGCGAGGCCGCCGACGCCATCCTCGAACGCGCCGCCGCCGAGACGCGCGACCTGTCCCCAGACGAGCTGCGCGACTACCAGGCCCACGTGGTCGAGCAGCGCGAGGCCGACGACGCCATCGAGGCCGAGCGCGATCGCGAGCTGGCGGAGCTGCGCGCTGCGGCGACTCGCCGCCCGGGCCTGGCCACCCCGCGCGAGCCGGTGCTGACCCGCGAGCAGTCGGTGTACGACTGGCTTCAGGCCCGTGGCGCGTTCGACCCGGCCGAGGTTCCGCTGTCGTTCGACCGCTTCCTGCGCGGCATGGCGACCGGCCGCTGGGACGGCGCCGACCACGAGCGGGCGCTGGCCGAGGGCACCATCGGCGCCGGCGGCGCCCTGGTCCCGTCGCCGCTGAGCGCCCGCGTCATCGACCTGGCCCGCAACGCCACCCGCGTGTTCCAGGCCGGCGCCGTCACCGTCCCCATGACGGCGCAGACGCTCGCGCTGGCCCGACTCACGTCCGAGGGCACCCCGGCGTGGAAGTCGGAGAACGCCGCCATCACCGCGGCCGACATGGTGTTCGACCGGGTGACCTTCACCGCCCGCACGCTGGTGCGGCTCATCACCCTGAGCGTCGAGTTGTTCGAGGACGCGGACCCGTCCAGCGAGGACGTCATCGCCCGCGCGTTCGCCGGCCAGATGGCCGTGGAGCTCGACCGGGTGGCGCTGCTGGGCACCGGCACCGCGCCCGAGCCGCGCGGCGTGCTCAACCAGAGCGGTGTGACCCTGACCGCCCACGGCGCCAACGGCACGGCCATCACCAACTACGACTGGTGGCTGGACGCCAAGGGCACGGTGCTGGCCGGCAACTTCGAGCCCAACGCCCATATCCAGGCGCCCAGGTCGAGCACGTCGCTGAGCAAGCTCAAGGAAGCCACCACGAACGCCTACATGGCGCCGCCGGCCGGGATGCTGCCGATGCTCACCACCAAGAGCATCCCGGTCAACGTGACCGTGGGCACCTCCACCGACACGTCGTACATCTTCACCGCCGACTGGTCGAACCTGCTGGTCGGCATCCGGACCGACTTCACCCTGCGATTCCTCGGCGAGCGCTACCTGGCCGACAACCTCCAGTACGCCTTCCTGGCCTACCTGCGCGCCGACGTGCAGCTCGCACAGCCAACCGCGTTCGTCGTCGACACGGGAGTGAGGGCGTGATGGCACAAGACCGCACCATCGACCAGGACGTGCCCGCCGGCGTCGAGCTGGCCGAGAAGGGCCCCGAGTTCGAGCGCAAGGTCGGCGAGGTCGTCGACCGCCGCCGGGCCCCGGTGCCGGAGGTCGCCGACGAGGACACCCACATCGTCCGCGAGGACCTGGGCGCCGACTCGGTGACGTTCATTGCCAAGGGCGACACCATCCCGCCCGAGCTGGCCGGGCTGCCCCGCCGGCCAGCGCGCGGCGGCGCGCGTAAGCGGTAGCCGTGTCGTGGTGGGACCGCTGGGTCTGGTCCCGGGTCGCCAACCGTGAGGCGCTGACCCTCGAACAGCTCCTCCAGGATGAGGGCCGGCCGACCGCCGCCGGCGAGCCGGTCACCGTCGACACCGCCCTGCGGCTGAGCACCGTCTGGGGCTGCGTGCGGCTGCTGGCCGACTCGGTGAGCACCCTGCCGCTACACGTCTATCGCGGCGAGGACCGCGACCCCATCACCACGCCGCCGCTGCTCCAGCGGCCCAGCGCCGACTTCCCCGAGCTGGCCGACTGGCTGTGGGCGGTGATGGCGTCGCTGCTGCTGCGCGGCAACACTTGGGGCGTCATCACCGCCCGGGCCGGCGCAGGCATGCTGCCCGCCCAGGTCGACCTGGTCCACCCCGACCGGGTGGCCGTGGTCACCAACGGCGACGGCACCGTCACCATCCGCATCGGCGGCGAGCAGATGGACCGCGCCGACCTGTTCCACGTCAAGGCGTACCCGTTCCCCGGCTCCATGCTCGGGCTGTCGCCCATCGCCTACGCCCGCGAGGCGATCGGGCTGGGGCTCGGCGCCGAGCGCTACGGCGGCAAGCTGTTCGGCGACAGCGCCATCCCCGCCGGCGTGCTCACCAGCGACCAGCACATCGGCCAGGAGCGCGCTGAGCAGCTCCAGGCCCGATGGGAGCAACGCCACAAGGGCAAGCGGCGCATCGCCGTGCTCGGCGACGGCGCCAAGTTCCAGGCCATCACCATCGCGCCCGACGAGGCCCAGTTCATCGAGACGCAGAAGTTCAACGTCTCGACCATCTGCCGGTTCTACGGCATCCCGCCCGAGATGATGGGCGGCGAGACCGCCGGGCACGAGGCGTACACCTCCCCGGAGATGCGCGGGACCGACTTCCTCACCTTCACGCTGCGGCCGTGGCTGCTGCGGGTCGAGCGCGCCGTCTCCGGGCTGCTGCCCCGCACCCAGGCCGCCAAGTTCAACGCGGGCGGGTTCGTCCGCGCGACCCTGCGCGACCGCTACGAGGCCCACAAGGTCGGCATCGAGGCTGGGTTCCTGACCGTCAACGAAGCGCGCGAGCTGGAGGACCGCCCACCCCTGCCCGAAGGGCGAATCGCATGATCCACGAATACTGCCACTATCCGGTCGAGCTGCACCTGCGTGACAATGGTGGCGACGGTCGGACCCTGGTCGGCCCGCTCCTCCCGTGGGGCGTTCCTGCCCGCGTGGTCGACCAGGGCCGGCACGTCATCGAAACCTTCGAGCGCGGCGCCCTGGCCGGCACGGACCCCGCCAGGGTCCCGCTCACCGCTACCCACCCGCGCGACGCCGGCACCCTGCCCATCGGCGTGACGGTGGAGCTGCGCGACGAGGCCGACGCGCTGCACGGCGCCTGGCGCGTCTCGGACACCGCGCTCGGCAACGAGGTCCTGGCGTTGGCCCGCGACGGCGTGCCGCTCGGGCTGTCGGTCGGCTTCATGGAGGTCCCCGGCGGGTCGCGGTGGTCGCCCGACCGCCGCCGCGTCACCCGCACCCGAGCCGCCCTGGATCACATCGCCGTCGTGCGGGTCGCCGCCTACGCCGGTGCCAATGTCGCTGGCGTACGGGCCGCCCACGGGCCAGCAACGGGCCATCCGCTCGCCGCCCTGGCCCGCCGCTGGCGGTAGCCATGACTTCCGCCCGGGACCATCGCCGCTGGCGACCGCAGAACGAGCGCCAGCAGCGCTGCATCGCTTGCCACCAGCCCATCCTGTTCGGCGAGCGCTGCCCGCCCTGCCAGCAGCGGCTACGCCAGCGCCGCAAGCGCAAGCCACGATGAGCCTGCCTCGTGCTTGCCTGGACTGCGGCCAGCTCGTGCGAGGCAAGAGCCGCTGTTGGGACTGCGAGCGCGCCCACGACCGGACCCGCGGCAGCCGCCAGCAGCGCGGCTACGACGCCCAGCACGACGCGCTGCGGGCCCACCTGGTCGCCGCGCTCGACCCGTGGGCGCCGTGCCCACGCTGCCGCCACCCCCTCGGCCCCGACCCCGCCCTGCTCGACCTGATGCACAACAACGACCGCACCGGCTGGCTCGGGCTCGGCCACCGCCGCTGCAACCGAGACGTTTCCCCCCAAGGGTCGACCGCCCGGACCCCGCGCCCGCCGAACTTTCCGACACACACCGGCGGCGACGGGCCAGCAGTCGCGTGAGGCGGCCGCTACTCGGGCAGGTCCCGCGACAGCTCGCGCAGGATCTCTCGGGCCTTGGTCTCGATATCCTTGGCACCGCGCTCCTTGGCGAGCATCAGTACCAGCAACATGCTCAGGTTGCACTGGCCAGCGATGATGCTCATTGCGCCTGGCCCCTCCGGGTCGTTCAGGACGCGGTGGAAGTGCTCGGCTGCACTCCAGCGCTCTGCCACATCCGATTCCATCCAGAGGGTCAGGAACTCGACGGCGAACCGCGTGGCGGCGGTCGCCGGGTTGATCTCGTACATGGCCGGAGGCTAACACCGTGAAGGCCGGGCCGAAGGGCACCGTCACCGCGGCGCCGCTGGACCTTCGCCGGCTCCCCAAGCGCGGCGGCTCGCGGGCGGTGGCGTTCGTCGAGCGCTACGTCACCGTCCCCAAGGGCACCGGGGCCCGCCGCCGCCTGCGGCTGCGCCCGTGGCAGCGTGAGATCGTCCACGGGCTGCTGGACGAGCCCAGGCCCCGCCAGGGACTCGTCAGCATCCCGGCCGGCAACGGCAAGAGCACCCTGGCCGCCGCGCTGGGGCTGTACGGGCTGCTGGCCGATCGGGTAGAGGGCGCGCAGGTCATCTGTGTGGCGTCCGACGAGCGCCAGGCCCGCATCATCCTGAACACCGCCCGGCGGATGGTGGAGCTCGACCCGGCGCTCTACGACCGGGTGCAGGTGTTCAAGGACCACCTACTCGAACCGCACACCGACTCCACCCTGTTCGCGCTGCCCGCCGACCCCGGCGCCCTGCAAGGGTGGGACCCGTCGCTGGCGATCGTCGACGAGCTGCACGTGGTCACCGACGACACCTTCGAGGCGATGGCCGCCCGCGCGGGCAAGCGCGAGCACAGCCTGCTACTGGCGATCTCGACGCCGCCGAAGATCGGCGACGACGGCGTGATGCGGCGCCTGGTCGAGCATGGCCGCTCTGGCACCGATCCTAGCTTCTACTTCCGCGAGTTCGCCGCCCCGGCCGGCTGCGCGCTCGACGACGAGGCCGCCTGGGCGACGGCGAATCCCGCGCTCGACGACTTCCTGCACCGCGACGCGCTCCGGGCGACGCTGCCGCCGAAGATGCGGGAGAACGCCTTTCGCCGCTACCGGCTGGGCCAGTGGGTCGCGCTGGACGGCGCCTGGCTGCCCGATGGCGCCTGGGAGCGCTGCGCCGACGCCGCGCGCTCGATCGAGGATGGCGCCGACGTGGCGCTCGGGTTCGACGGGTCGTTCTCGGGCGACTGCACCGCCCTGGTCGCCGTCACCGTCGGCGAGCGCCCGCACGTCCACCTGGTCGAGCTGTGGGAGGCGCCCGAGGGCAGTAGGGACTGGCGCGTGCCCGTCGTCGAGGTGGAGGACGCGATTCGGGCGGCGTGCCGCCGCTGGCGGGTTCTCGAGGTCGCCGCCGACCCCTACCGCTGGCGGCGCTCGCTCGAGCTGCTGGACGGCGAGGGCGTCCCGGTTGGCGAGTTCCCGCAGTCACCCGCCCGCATGGGCCCGGCCACCGCCCGGTTCTACTCCGCCGTCGTCGACCGGCTGCTGTCCCACGACGAGTCGGCGGCGCTGGCCCGCCACGTCGCCAACGCGGTGCTCAAGGAGGACTCACGCGGCGCCCGGCTGGCCAAGGAGCACAAGGACTCCAAGCGGCGGATCGATGCCGCCGTGGCCGCCGTGATGGCCCACGACCGGGCCGCCGTGTTGGCCGGCGACCGCGGCCCGTCGATCTACGTCTGAGGGGGAAGTGTGGTCCGGGGCTTTGGGCCGAGGTTGCCTGTAGGTTCTTCGGCATCATGGCGGAATGGATCGGTGAGATACGTTTCAGTCAGGCAGTGGAAGACAAGCTGCGGACCAAACATGATCTGACTCCTGCCCAAGTGAAAGCGGCCGTCGCCTGTGGCGCCCATGAGTGGGCGCGGTGGCACACAGACCCCGTCTATGGACGAAGGCTCATCCTCGGAGGGTCGGATGCGGGTAGGCCGATGGTGGTGTATCTCCGCCCTATCGACAGGCGGGACGGGCTATGGGAATGTCTGACGGCATGGAGGACGGGCTGATGGATGACGAAATCCGCGACGCTCTGAAGATGACGAAGGACGAGCTACTCGCCCGGGCGGCTAAGGGCGAGCCGGCAGATGTGGCCCGTTCTGATCCCCGCCGGCGTGATGCGACCGCTCCAGGGTCCGGAGCTATCACTATGGAGTCGGACGTTGGCTCCATCGTCATTGAGCAGGGGCACTTCGAAGACGGTCGCTTCGTGAGGATGGAGCGACCCTCGGTCACTATCCGACGCTGAAGCCTCTCTCCAGCTCCGCCCGAAGCTCAGGCGGTCCAGCGATGCCCACCTGTTGGAACGTGCAGTTAGAGAACGTGCACCTTGTGACCCCGACCGCTCCCACGACGACTGGCCGCGTCGGAGGCACCTCCCAATAGATGGCGTCGAACCCAGGCGCATCCCAAGTGCAGCCAACTATGGAAACGTTCTCTAGCAGGGCGAGTACAGCTGGCCCGATGATGCGACAGTTGGAGAAGTCATATCCCTCAAGGATCGAGGTGTTCACTGTCAGGTCCGAAATGCGGACGACATCGTTCCGGAACGCGGGGTCACCCAGGAGCG